TAATGCAACCAATCTTACCTTCCTCAGCCCAAATACGAAGTGTTTTATCTGTAATGTGTAATAATTCTTTTGCTTCTTTAGGCGTAATAAATCCATTTTCAGTATCGAATTCATTCATTGATATATATACTATGGACATGCCTTTAAACCAAAAATAGATAATTCAAACTACATCTATGTAGATGTAGTTTGTCAGCTCCAACAGTTGCCAACCCTTGTTTTGCGTTTGGGTCCCGTTCTCTGATTTCGCTGGGATCTGGAACCCAGCATTCGGGGGCATAGTCGACATATCTTCTACTTACTTCGTTTCGAGACAATCCAATATTATGTCTAAAGTATTCTCTGCAAACAAAGATTGGCATTTTAATTCGTAACCGAATTTGTGGATGAAAAAATGGACTAACATGATCATGGTTAGCAAGATAATGGATAAGTTTTTTATCACTGCCTCTGGCAGGTCAATGCATTTGATACTTTATCAAAAGATACTCTTGCGGCATTAACAACTGTTAAATCATCTCCAAATGTTTCTAAACATTCTACAAACCCAATTCCATCAGACATCATTATTTTAGTAGTATTCATATTTCCAATACACATTGAATATGTGTCTTTAATACAATTAATTATACAAATCTTTTCTATGTGTATAATAATAAATGAGTGAAAAAAAAAAATATATTAAATATTTTTCTATTATTGTGTTAATTTTGATTATATCAGCGATCTTATTTTTAATTTTTAGAAATAAAGATTACCTCGGAGCGACCTCTAAAGGTGACCTAAATACAAAGGTTGTTACTATAGAAAACAATGAATCGACGCTGTATAACAGTCCGGCCAAGGAAAGAGCATTATCTAGTAAAATGACAGTTACATATGGAAATATGAGAAAACCTATATTTTTGATACCTGGATTGGGTGGGTCTAGCCTTGAAGATATAGTAGATAGACCAAAGGGGTATATAAATACATTCCGTCCACAGTTTGACAAGTTTTGTTTCCACACCCAAAAAACCAAAGAATCAGTTTGGGTAAATTTACAATCTGCTATGGTTGGTCCACCAAGATATTGCTGGATGGATAGAATAAAAACAAATTGGAATATAAAAACAAAAAAACTTACAAATACACCAGGAGTTAAAACGTTTACTAAAGGTGGTATTATAGACGGAAAATACGAGGGCAGTGCTGGAATAAAATATTTAAATTATATGCCTATAATTGGTGGTACACCAACAAGCGATTACTTTAATAGTATGATAACAACCCTGGAATCAATAGGTTATAAAGATGGAGATAACTTATTTGGACTTCCCTACGATTTCCGTCTTATTCTTGATTCCGAAATTATGAATGAATATTTTATGAATATTAAAAACAAATTTGAAGAAATACGAATAAAATCAGGTCAGAGAATTGTTGTATTGGGTCATAGTCTTGGCTGTGTTTTAACAAATTTATTTCTAAGTTTCCAAACTCAACAGTGGAAAGATGAACATATTGACTGTTTCATTAGCATTGCAGGTCCTTACGGTGGATCATCAAAAGCTCTTAGGACAATCATATCTGGTGAAACAGAGGGAATTCCTTTTGAATCAAACCGTGATATGCAGCTCGTAGAACAAAATTTTGCTGGACTTTTGTGGATGCTTCCAATGCCAGAAGTTTATAATGATACTCTCTTAACAAAAGACGGAATTACCGCTTCAAAAATACCAGACCTTTTATTGAAACTTAATATGCCAGAAGTCGAAGACGAATATAGAAATTTGGTAACTAGTGATATACGAAATAGATCTATTGGAGATCCTGGTGTTAAGACTCACCTGTTGTATGGCCTTGGACTGGAGACGGAAAATGATGGGTACTTATTTTATCCGGCTACTGACAGTAATGGTAATTATGGGACTCAAAATTCTACAGTAAACAATAAAGATGGAGACGGAACTGTTGTAGATACAGCATTATTATACCCAGTTAGAAATTGGAAATCTGTAACTCCATATGAAATACCCAAAGGAGAACATAAAGAAGTACTAAACAGTATTCGATGTGTCCAAAAGGTTGTGGATATTTTAACTAGAGAAAAAATAGAAAGTTTATGCGAAGATATTTGTCCATCATGTAAATTTGGATGGAGGGGGTGTAATTGGAATAGTGACCCCGGTAGCGACTGCAATACTAAATGTAAATGCAATTATGATTACAATTCATTTACTTGCTCAAAATCTTTAAAATAAACCCAGCCCGCGTGCCTATTCTCGGTCTGAAGGAGGTGACCTCGACTTCGGAGAAGCCGGCCGCAGAGCGGTCGGCCTGGCCGCCGCCAGAGGCGGTGAAACAGTGGGTAAAGGGTCGACTCGGTCGGCCTGGCGGCAGCCAGAGGCTGTGATTAAATCACGACCTAAACATATTTACAACAGAAGCCGCTCCTGTTCCAGCGGCTCCAAGTTTTGAGGTTTTAACTATATAATATTGGATCCAGGATGAAAATAAAATAAGAATTCCTATAGCCAATAAAATTAAAGCACCGAGATGGGACGATTCTTCAATTAATGAAACATCTGTAAGGTCAATTGGATTATAAAAAATTTCAATATCTTGATCTTTTATATACTTAATTGGTGAAAATTCTTTAGTTACAGTTACTTCGGTTGATATATTCTTTTCTGAAGTGTATTTTATTTTAAAATTGCAGTTATATGTTGTATGATTATCTTTATCTACTGAAGGAACACAATTTGGATCATTTATTATAATAGCTCTTGTTTTTAACGTTCTTGTATATTTTTGTTTTAGCATAGTTATTGATATAACTAAGATAATAATAAAGATAACTGTTCCCACTATTGCTCCTATTAATGATTTCAATCTTCCGAGCGTTGCGCTTTCATCGTATAATTCTTTTCCTATAGTTTCCATTGACATTTATTAATAAATAAATAATATATTTTAATTATATTAAAATATATTATTAGAATTATCCAACTAGATGATAGAAGAACAAATGTTATTACTTCACGCATAAAATAAAAACTAACTATAGTAGTTTCTTCTATAGGATTATCTATATAAAAATTTGCGTAATATTTTCAAGTTATACACATCAAAGATGTGTAATATTTTCCATTTCTATTATATTATCAAAATGACCTTGAACTACTTGATGTGCTACCAAAATAACTATCTTATTTGAACAGTTTCTTTTTATCGTTTTACTAACTATATCAGTCGTATCTTGATCCAAACTTGACATTGCTTCGTCAAGCATTATAAGTGGAGGATTTAATATTTCAGAAAATGCCAATGTATATGCCAATATTATACGAGCCTGTTCTCCCCCGCTTAAATTATTCAAATCGCACTGTTCACCTTTATAATATATCAATAAATTTATTTGATTTTTCGAACTTTTTTTAAGTTTTTTATATGGAGATAATTCAGACGTGATAATTTGATCCTGAAAAAACCCTGAGAGATATATATTTGCATATGAATTAATACTATCGAGCAATTGTTCCAATAAAATACTCTCTGTTTCTATAATTTTATTTTTAAGAATATCTATAGCAACTTTATATTCTATACAGACCATTTCATCTTTTTTTAATTTTTCAAATTCTTTTTTTTTATTATTATTCTTTTCAATTAGAGCAGACATTTCTTTCCATTTTTTAATTTCTTCTAATAATTTTTCATTCTCTTCTTTTACAGCCAGGCTATCGTCCAATATTCGTTGAATACATTCTATATTTTGTTTTACGCCTGCCAGAGGTAGTGTCCCGAATTGCGCGTCACCCCCTGAAGGGGCGGCCTCTCCGAGGTCCCCATATTTTGACTTGTGTTCATTTAAAAGTTTATCTTTTTTATTATTTTTTTTAATATTGTTTTCTACTATTCTTTTTTTTTCCACATCTAAGATGTGTATTTTATTTTTTTCAATTTCCATTTCTAAAATAACTCCTCTATAATACTTATCTTTTTCTATATTATCATCAATTTGTTTTTTGAACATTTGTATATCTTCTTTTTTAATAAATTCTTCATTCTGTTGTATTTTTTGTATTTTTTCTTCTGTTTGCAGTATCTGATTTTCTATTTTGTCTTTCTCACCGATATTCCTTTCAATCTTATATATTTCTTTTTTTGTTTTTTCAAGAATATCATTTAATTCTTTTATAGTTTTATCCGATAACTCTTCTTCGCCGTCCACTCTGTGACTCCGTGTAACGGGCGCAGCTTCGCTGTGAAACAAGCGGGCAGATTCTCGGTCTAATAATAAACGGGCTTCTTCGCGACCCAAGTCTTCCAAGTTATTAACCTCTATTTCACGCTTTTTTTTGTTATCTTTTATTTGAGAAGACTCTATATATATACTTTTATTCAAACTATTTAATTTATTATTTATATTTTTTTTTTTATTTTTTAAATCAATGAAATACTTGATTTTTTCTTTTATAAAAGAAGAATCATGCAACCCATCTCTTTCGGACAGCGGTGAATCCTTGAAGTAATCTATATTTGAATTTTTATACTTCTGTTCTATCTCATTCATTTTCTTAATATTTAATTCATTTTCGATAACTTTTTTATATGCACATATTTTTTTTTTATCAAGTTGTTTTTTTTTATTAATCAAAATTTCAACAGCTTCGCTATCCACCTGTAAAGCGGATCCTCCTTCGACCGCTCTGTGCTCGGCGTCGGAGGCTGCCAATATAAACTTTAAATTTTTTTGTTTTATCGGAACTTCACATGCTGGACAATTTCCATATATACATTCTCTATATTCTATTTCTTTATCTATATTTTCTATTTCTTTATTTATTTTTGTTAATGCAGCTTCAAATTTTTTTTCATCTCCTCCATCGGAGGCGCATTTTAAACATTCATATTCTTCAATATCATTTAAATATTTTTTATAATAATCTATACATAAATTAAAAGTATCTTCCATTTCAGAATCTGGTCCTTGTATATATTTTGATATAATTTCATCTATATCTTTATTTTCTTTATCTAAATCGGATATGCCCTGTCTGCTTCCTTCTTTTTTTTGTTTAATAACACAAGTATCATCTTCGATTTTTTTTATTTTTATAATACATTCTTTTTTTCTAATTAATAAATCAAGCAAGTCTTTTCTCTTATTTAGATCACCAATATTTTCTTTGGACAATTCTTCTTCTATATCTTTTTTTTTTTTATAATACATTCTTTTTTTCTAATTAATAAATCAAGCAAGTCTTTTCTCTTATTTAGATCACCAATATTTTCTTTGGACAATTCTTCTTCTATATCTTTTTTTTTTTTATTATACATTTTTAGATTTATTGAGTATTTATATAATTCATTTTCTTTATTTTCATTTGATTTTATTTTATCCTCTAGCTCCTTTATTTTTTTATTGTTTTTGTTACTTTTCTTCCTATTAATTAGATATTTATTTTCATCATAATTAATATTCAATATTTCACTCTCTATAATATGTTTTCTTTGGTTATTTTCATCAATAGATTTTTCTATATCTTTTTGTCTTATTTCAAGAATATTTACGTCTTCATATTCTTTTTTCTTATTTAAAAGAATTATATTGTTTTTCTTTATTCTTTTACATTCATTTTTTATCTTAATATTAGCATTTTTTTCTACAAGTTCTCGCTGAGATACTCTGCATACAACGGGAAAGTTACATTCCACCAGTAGGTTGGCCTCTCCGTTAAAAGATTCAATTTGGTTCATCGTTTCAAACATACTAATCTTGGACCTAACTTCCAATAAATCATTATCAAATTTCAAAGCCATTATCTTTCTTTTTTTTTTAATTTCTTCTATATCATTGTCATCAAATGCTATACTCTCTAAAAACTTCAATTTCTCTATTGGATTTAATGTAATAAATGAATTTGTATTCATCTGGCTTAAATATCCACTTTTGTTGAAATGTTTTCCAAAAATAGAATTAACTATACTCTGGGCACTAACATCTTCGTATTTTTTGTTACTTTCATTATCTATTATATTGAATTGATTTGGATTTCTGCTTCTTCTTATCCTATAATTATCCCACTCTATAATAACCTCACACTCTGACTGGCCATATTTTATTATTTTCTTACCGTTACCATATAAACAAAAATTTATAGATTCTAATATTGAACTCTTACCACTACCACTATGTCCTTTGACAAGTACAATTCCTTTTTCAAATTCATAAGTTTCTTCCCCATGGCATTTAAAATTTTTTATTATTAATTTCATTATACACATCAAAGATGTGTATTTAAATTTGAATTTTCATTTTTACTTGACCTCTTTAGAGGAGCCGTAGGTGACCGCGGAGCGGCCGACCTATTGGTAGACCGCGGAGCGGCCTTCCCCTTCGGTTCGAGTTATCGACCCGCTCGTTACCCTCTGTGGTCCTCGACTTCGGACCTAGAATCGGCCCGCCCTTGTACAGCGGAGCTGCTGGCCCGTTACACGGAGTGGAACGGGTCGCAGAAGCCGGCCGCAGAGCGGTCAAATAGGCCCGCGGTACACGAGTCGGAGGTGACCGCGAAGCGTCTGCCTCTTTCGACTTCGTAGAGGCCGGCGTCGTAGATGAGAGAGGTTGGCTCCTCTTTCAGAGGTGACCTCGGGCCGCCCCCCAAGGGGGGTGAATCTATCAAACTAACAAAGGAGAGGCTGACGCCAGAGGCGGTGACCGAGGATCGACCATCGGCTTTAATAACATCTTAATTTTTTAAAAATTTTTCTCTTTTTTTATTTAATTATAATAAATGATAAAAAAAAAATACAGTTATAAACATATATATATACTATTATTTTTATTTTTTATATTATTGCCGCCGTAGGTGACCACGAAGCGGCTGCCTCCTTCGACTTCGTAGCCGCGGCTTCGCAATAGCATTAATTTCTTATAAAAATTTTCTCTTTTTATTTAATTATAATAAATGATAAAAAAAAATTACATTTACAAATATATATATATACTATTATTTTTATTTTTTATATTATACTTATTATTTTTCATTGGGAAAGAACATTTTATTCATAATGAAAAAGTTATAAAAAGTAAATTCGACACGGATTTACAAAATGATACTTCCAAATGGGGGGATTTATCAATGGAATATATAGTAGATGGACATATAAACGAAGAGAAAGTTTTTTCTAAAAAAAATATGGATCATCTAATTCAAAAAGAAAATTTACTATTGTTAAATGATTTTTTTAAAAAAAAAAATATTAAATATTATATTGACTGTGGAACTTTACTTGGAGCTATACGAGAAAATAATTTTATAAAAGGAGATACCGATGTAGATATTATGGTATCAGAACAAGGGTTTTATATTCTTAGACAAAATTTAAAAGAATTAGAAAATATTGGATTTATATCTTTTAGAAATGCTGATGGAGGCGGCTGGATGGGAATGTCTCTTCTTAGAAACGGTGAATATATTGACATATATAAAACAGATGAAATTAAATTTGAATTAATTCTATATTATTTTTTAGATTCATATTTTTATGTACCAAAATATTATAAAGAATATCTTTCAGAAGAATATGGCGAATGGATTATTCCAGTGGAAGGCGGAAAGGGAACAGGAAATTGGGAACTTGGAATGCCAAATTATAAAAAAAAATACACATCGAAGATGTGAATTTATAATTTAAAGATTTTATTATCTAAATATAATATGAATATTACCTATAGTGATCACAATAAAGAATTTCTTCATGTTGTTGGAGATAGACCAAAACATTCAGTTTTTATAAATAAAATTGGAGGAAGATGGAATAAAAAACTGGAGCCTCCAGGTTGGATCTTAAATAATATTTTTAAAAAAGATCTAGATACTTATATTAAAAATTTTGAATTAAAACAAATTAAAAAAAATAAAAATAAAAAAAATAAAGATGAATCAAGTGAAGGTGGACCGCAGATCAGCAACCCCACGGGTGGAGATGCAACCAAAAGAGGTGGTTCTAATAACGAAAAAAATAAAGAATCTACAATAGAAAAAAATCCAATTTCTGCTTTGCTGCCTATTATTAATAACGATTCCTCTCAGAAGTCTAAGAAGGCGGCCTCAAAGATTTTAGTTAAACCAAATCCAAATCACGACTCTGATCTAATGTCTGTTAAATCAAATCCAAATCACGACTCTGATCTAAGGTCTGTTAAATCAAATCCCAATCGCGACTCTGATCTAAGATCTGTTAAATCAATTATAAATAAAGAGGCCGCTTCCGGAGGCAGTGACTCTGTTAAACAGGCGCCTGTTACCCAGCGGAGCTGCGTGCCTCTTCGAGGTACACAGAGTGACCGCGGAGCGGCCGCCGCCTCTGGCGGTGAAACTCCTAATTCTGACAGAGTACTAGGTACACGGAGTCCGGAGGAGGCCGCTCCGCGGTCACCTGATTATGATATTGATGAATCTGAAAAAGGAAGCGAATATGATGATGGAAACGATAATAATAGATCCGACGATTATGATAGTGAAAATGGAGTTTTAGACTACCCGAGAATCGGCACGCCTGTTCCACATAGGGTAACGGGCGGGCCGCTCCGCGGTACACGGGTCGCAGAAGCAGGCAGCAGAGCGGTCGAAGATGACTCCCCTGAAGAAAGTGAAAGTGATAATGAAATAAGATCAGTCTCTACCGTTGGACTGCACAGCGGAGCTGCGTGCCGCTTTGAGGTGCAGAATAGCCGCCCTACGGGTGGTAGAGCCGTGGGTGATCTAAGTTCGTCTTATAATCGGACCAGAGGCGGTGACCGCGGAGCGGCCTCCTCCTTCGGAGGTGACTATAAAAAAACGTTTGATAATGAAAATCAATATTCACAGCGAAGCGGCGGTCGTCAGATGCGGTTACCTACGGCGCACCCCAGGGAGACACCTCCTTCGGCTTCGGAGAAGCCGGCGTCTACGACGTCGGAGAGGTCATCATCTTCTGAAGATGGTAATGGTGTCTATTATGGAAAAAAAAATAGCTCAAAAGAGTATAAAGATTCGTCGACTAGTAAATTAATCAAAGAGGCCTCCTCAACCCGTAGAAGCATAGCCTCCTTCGGAGGTGACCTCGACTTCGGAGAAGCCGGCCGCAGAGCGGTCGGCCTGGCCGCCTCCGAAGGAGGTGAAAATTATAATAAAAGATGTGACAAATGCAATAGAAAAATTAAAAAAAATAAAGGAGGTGACCGCGGAGCGGCCTCTACCTTTGGTAGTGACCGCGAATCGACCGCCTCCTTCAAACAAGAAATTAAAATTGATAGAAATATAATAGGGACACCACCTGTTTCCAAATTTTTATATAATGGAAACAAAAAGAAAATATATAAATCTCCAGCAAAATCTCCAAATATATTTAAAAATTCGAACGTGTATTCATACTATAATAACAACCCTGTAACAAAAAAAAAATTATATGAAAATTTATATAAATATAATAAAGGATTATCGTTTCCCGATTCTGAAACAGAAGAAGACAGTGAGTTTGATTATGAATCGGATTAAATATACCTCCATCGGAGGTATTTAAAAAAAAGATATTATATATTATGTCCAGTATTTTATACAAGGAATTATATGAAAAAGCTTATAAATTGGGGAGAAAACATAGACATATTACAGCTATATTGTATAAAAATATATGTATTATAGGAAACAATGAATTGAAGTCTGGAAGGTGTGGTCACCATCATGATTTCAGCGTTCATAGTGAAATGTCCTGTTTGAATCAATTTTTAAAACATGTTATAAAAACAAATGACTCTAGAAAAATTCACATAAACCTTAACAATGCGTGGATTTATCACAAATTGCCAAAGATAACAGTTATAAACGTTCGAGTTAATCAAAACGGTAATGTTGCAGAATCAAAACCATGCCAGGGCTGTCTTTCTGTTCTTAAGAATTATAATGTAAAAGAAATTCATTATTTCGACGGTGAAAAAATAGTTATTCAAAGAAATATATAAATTCATTTATATAAAAAAGATTATATAAATGGAAAAGTTATTGCATTTGGTTATGATAGTAAAAAATGGAGGAAATGATATAGTTAATATGTTGGAAAAAAATAAAAAATACATTGATTATTGGACAATATTGGACACAGGTTCTATCGACGGAACTCAATCTAGAATTTTAGATTTGATGAAGGATGTACCTGGCGAATTGTATGAAGAACCATTTGTAGATTTTGAATATTCAAGAAATAGATCACTAGACCTTGCCGGTGATAAATGCGAATGGATCGTCGTACTAGACGATACATATGAAATTATTAATGGCCAAGCCCTTCGGGTATATTTAAAACAGGAATGTACCAAAATAAATAGTTTGACTTTAACTATTGAAGATAAAATAAATAAATATCCATCTACTAGACTAATAAGATCAAAATGCAGATACAGATATAAATATCGTGTACACGAAATGATAATAGCACCCGGATCAGCCGTATTGGATTACAATATATCATATGTCATCGATACTAGTAGTGATTATATGAAAAAAAGGAGTGAAGATAGATATTCAAAAGATTATGAAATGTTAAAAGAAGATTTTGACAAAAATCCAACCGATGGAAGACTATGTTTTTATTTGGCAAAAACATGTTTAAAAATAGACAGAGAAGACGAAGGAATTGACCTTCTGAATAGAAGAATACAAATGACCGGAGACTCGGGGGAAATATACGAATCTTATCTATTATTAACAAACATTAAATTATCTAAAAATACATTGCTAGAAAAAGATGTTTTGGATCTGTATACAAAATATCCTCATTACGAAGATTCAGTTAGAAATGTAATTGGATTCTATTATAAAAAAAAAGACTATATAAAAGCTCTCGACTACGCTAATGTTTTTTTTAGGAAAAAAGAAGGTAATTTGTTATATCATTCCATTAAAAAAAGTACATATTTTGATATAATGTATATGTATGTTGATCTTTGTTTTTTAACAAGTAATATTGAAATTGGAATAAAAATCTTAAAAATAATATTGAATGAATACCCTACAAATATAAGATTTAGAAATATAAAAAATTGCATCGTAAACCCTGTGAAAGATTCAATCAGATTGGTGGACGGTAAAGTATTTGCCATACATTCCGGGGGTGGAAATTTCATAGAATGGGATCCTGAAGCTTCAAATAACCAAAACATGTCAGGAAGCGAATATATGACTATAAATATATCAGAAAAAATGGCTGAATTGGGATTTAGATGTTTTGTGTTTGGAAATTTTAATTTTGAAAGAAAAATATACAAAAATGTCGAATATATAAATTATGAATTCTTTATAGATTTTGCTGACGATTATATAATAGATTATTTAATCGTATCTAGATCCTCTGAAAATATATATTATGGATATGGTGTACAAAATATATTTCTATGGGTTCATGATATATGTTTAAACGCTGACCCCGGCTCTTTCATACTAAATCAAATACACAAACATAAATTCAAAAAAGTTTTGGCTCTATGCAACTGGCACAAAGACCATTTAACAAAAGAAGGTATTCCATCCGATCAAATATATGTTACTAGAAATAGTATTTCTATAGAAAGATTTATTAGATATACCCCTCCTAAACAAAAAAATAGATTTATATATTCATCATCTCCAATCAGAGGTCTCACTAAACTTTTATACTTTTTTCAAAAAATAATAAATAGATATGATGATTCGGAATTATATATATTCTGTGATAATTCTCAACTTGATATAGAACAATCAAATCTTATAAAAAGTACAAAAGGCGTTACATTAAGCAATAGAATTTCACAAGATCAAATAGCAATAGAATATTTAAAAAGTGATATTTGGTTTTATCCAACTGATTTCAAAGAAACTTACTGTATAACCGCACTCGAATCTCAAATATCGAAAGTTCTATGTTTCACAACTAATATAGGTTCACTGCCGGAAATAGTTGGCAACAGAGGTGTTACATATTCTCCTTCTCTTTCCGATGATAAAATTCTTGAAAAATTGTTTTTTGTATTGGAAAATCAATCCCTTAAAAATAAACTTGTAGAAAAAGCATACAATTGGGCATTGAAACAAGACACTCATAATTTGGCTTTGGAATGGATAAAATTTTTGGACTAACTTCTGCTTATATTAAATAATAATTCACATAGGACAACCGCTATTGAAACATATTTGAATTCTTTATCTAAAAACATATCAACCCTTAATAATAACACAATATGAGTGATTATACATTAACTGATGCAATTAATAATAAAGCATTTATTCCTAACATATTTGGAATATATTTAAATGCAGATGGAAATATTTATAAAATATTATCCAATATTGAAGGTTGTAAATTAAAAAAAAATTCATTAGGTACATTCTTATTTACAATAAAAAAAAATTGTTTTTCAATTATTGTAATAGAAGACGAGTTTTATTCAGATCATATTAATATTTTGAAAAGATTTGATTATACTGATAAATCAATCACAGATATTCAATTAAAAAATATAATTACAAATAATATAGACTGTTATATATTTTCAATGGAATTTAATTTTGATACGGGATTTAATTCAGTATTATTACATAATCCAAATTAAGTTTAAAGATATATTTTATAATTATATTATATAATGATTAACGAATTACAATATCAAATTAAAAACGATTTATATGAAATATATCCAGAAACATATGAACCTGTTTATAAAATAAAAGAAAAACTAAATGTATTATGTGGAGGTGATTATAACACAAAATCGGCGTTTGAAATGTAAAAAGGTGTAAAAAAAATAATAAAGCTAGAGTTGATATATTATTTCCTCGTAAATCTGGATTTCCTCCTTCATATGTTTTTGTTATTTCAGCTCCTCGGAACTGAGGAGCTGAACTCATATAATTAAACAAGTTTATATATCTATCCAATCTAAGATAACTATCAAATCTCTTTTTTCCATCACTTGCGGCTGCACAAAACTTGGGTGCTCCTCCTTTGGAGAGGACCGCTTTAGCGGCGCCGTAGGTGAAATTTAATTACTATTATAGTAATTAAATTATAATATGACAACCAATATAATAACTTAATTAAGTATATAGAAAGTTCTCCCGAGGAGAACTATGAGTTGATTAATGATAAATATTCCAAAGCTAAATATCTTGGGCTGCGGAGCAGAGTATAATGGAAACAAAAACAGGGTTTATTAACGGCATTATAGTATTAATTGATTAACTAAAATACACATCTTCTGGCAAATTTAAATACATCAATAAAGATCTCATTATTCCATCAAAATAAATATTCTCCCCACCCGACGCCAATTCAACATATAAATCTCTAATTTTTTTTGGTATATATTTCCATAAAATTTTAGTTTTGCTGATATTATTTATACAATGTAACTTATTTACAATATAATGTTCAAATTTGAAATTGGAATCACCCGTCTTCTTCTCTACTTTTAAAAAAAATGATTTTATTTTATTTATTTTATTTTCATCAAATCTAAAAGATGTTATTGTTTCGGGTGACACTAAAGAAATTATATTTAAAAACCCCAACTCAGTATCTATATCCCACAACATGGTATTAAGTTTTCTGTAATTATTTATATATTTAGAAATATTAACACCGAAATCAATCATATCAACTCTAGATTTATTATTTCTTTTAATATTCTTTTTAACATTCTTTTTAGACATATTATATAATTTACTCCACATTGGAGTAATTAAATTCATTTTTATACTCCAATCTATGGACCACGAAGTGGAGTCATATTATAATTTAATTATTATTATAATAATTAAATTTAATTTTTATATATATACTATTTCACCGTCTTCAAGGTCATCTTTTATTTCACCTTCTTCAAGGTCATCTTTTATTTCACCGTCTTCAAGGTCATCTTTT